GTGGATAGCTCGAGGATTCCAGATACCGTTCACCTTCAAATATGGACCAGTCATCTCAAAATGTAACGATTAACCTCATTTTGACAGTGACACAGGCGGTTAGAAGTAACCGATGGTAATGTGCGTTGGAGGGGCATATTACAAAGCAGTGGAATCTGTACCTTTCCCCGAGCTATCGGTTAAATAACAAATCCCCCTTTCTAAATTTTCAACCATGATTACAAACTCAGAAATTAAACGATTCTTTCGAGGATGCTTCACCCAGGGTGTCCTCAAGCCTTTAATGCAATTACCAAAAGTCGCGTTAAATACTCCGTCTGTCCAAGCACATGCAGGTGTCTTGGTACCGATGTGTATCCTTGGGTGCTTGTCAGGATACACATACCATAATTGGCGGAAAGATGAAAAGAGCGAACGTGCGGTTGACATGTTGCTCAATGCCCAGTGTGGCATTGCCACTGACCATCTTGAAGATGGTGTGGCAGAATTAGGTACCAATCAAATGGTATTTGGCGATGATGAGGCGTGTGCAGTTGTTGAACCAACTGCGCGTGGTGTTGCAATTCTTGATAAAACAAAAGTTGAAATCAAACAACATCGACGGGTGAAAGCGGGTAGAAACATGAGGTACATGAATTGTGTCATTGCCGAATGTAAGGCCAAGTTCGGTGTCCCAGTTAGAGACATGAGCAATTTGAAAGCCGTTAACCGTTACGCAGTCTCATTAATGCAATCACATGGATTGCGACCATCCCACATCAGAGATCATGTGGGTATGATCGTGAACATGGTGTTTGTTCCAACAAAGTCTGAGCTTGAGGGCTTAGCTATGTTGAACTCGTCAGCGAGCAACTCCAAGAAGATTCAATATCTTCTTGAGATGGCTGCCGCTGACGTCGTCAGAGCCAATTGAGGGGGCTTGGTTGAGCTGGAAGGTCTCGATCACCGAAGTGAGTTGGTGCATCCAGATTTGGTAGTCCAGCACAATCAGGCGCCCTGCCGAGTCCGTCGTTTCCACGTTGTAACTAGCGTTAGTGGGAAAATGAGGACTTTAAAAATTAATAACGCGA